ATATGGTTTATTCCACTTACCAACATTAATATCAGTATAGTGTGAACGACTAAAGTAATCAGTCATTGCGTCATCGTTGTTGAAATACTTTGGACCTTTCATAGCCGCTAACAGCTCATTTAGAAAGTCACGCTTGACACCATCATAATGGCTATCAATCCAGTATTCGTTAACTTGGATATAACCATCACCATGTGTAAAGTAATCACTAAAGTCAATAGCACCTGCACGAATGTTTACACAAAGTGTTGAATGATTACGAACACTAATGCTGGCTTTCATTTTATACTTTTTAAGTACTGCTTTGATACCTGGTGCAAGTTCTGCTTTGTCTTTTTGTGATACATATGCCATTTGCTATCTCCTAATTGCTTAACTTATACATACATTTTAGCACCAATATGTCTTGGTGTCAACACTTAATTTAACTTTTTTTGTATTTTTTTAACATTTTTTCTTGCTCAATAAATGCTTCAATTTCCCATGGACGATCCATGTATGGAATATCACTACATTCAAACATTGGATGTTCGTTGCGTATATGTTGCTTAATGTGTGTGAATTCATGAAAGATTGCAGTAACTAAGTCTTCTGTTTCAAGACCACCACGAACACGAATTTCATACTCACGTTCATCATCGCCTTCCAGTACATCAGCTTCTGCACCCAAATTAGGAGCAATTTCTACGTCAACTGCTAAGTTACGATGCCGTGGTAACCAATAGTCTTTGGCAAACCATAATGCATCTGTTACCAGTTGTCGTTCTTTTTTAGTACCGCCGATTACACTATAAAGCATGATAACCCTCTGTTAACTTACTCTTATAATATACAGTAAGACGTCTTGGTTGTCAAGCCCTAAAGTGAAATATCTTCTAATCCTGCAGATCTTAATTTTACAATGTTGTTAATCTGAAAACCTTTGGTATCTAGTGCTTTAATAAGTCCCATATACTTGTTACGGATCAAAGCAAACTCATTACAAATGTGTTGCTGATCAATAACATCTGGTTCCCCTTCTGCATACTTGTCAGCGTCACGGCTACTTAGAGCACGATTATAATGCTCTAGGAACTTTTTATATTTTTGTGTTTTTATTTTACGAAGTTCAATATTCAGATATTCTAGTATTGCTTCTATCTCCTGCAACTGATTAAAACGATATTCAACTATACCAGGCATGTCTCGTGAATGTCTTTCAACACTGCCTTTAAGGCCACACTCTTTACGTGCTTCGTCTAATTCTTTTTCGTAGTAATCAATTGCAGGGATAATTTTACTGATATCTTTTCGTATATCGTTAAACCAGCTCATTTACCATTCATCATCTTCATTGTATTCTTCAAAGTCTACATGTTCAATATAATTGTCTCGGATAACTTTATCAATTGTACTATCAAATCCAACTAGTTCATCTGCTACTTCTTCAATATCCATACTATCTTCAAGTGTCATTAAAAACTTGTGACAAGCATCATATTTGTCTTTTGCAGGAATGTATGATTTAACAGCCATCCAAAGATTTACTATTTGTTCAATTTCGTCTTCACTTAGTTTCATAAGCAGTGTTTTCCTCAGATATTGGTTGTGTGTTATTTAGTTCTTCTTCAATATCCTCTACTACTTGATCCACTTCTGTGTCGTCCCATTGCTTCATAATAAGGTCTAAACACCCATTATCGTTACGCTCCCACGCTTTGCGGAATTGTAGTATCTCTTCGCCAGTTTCTTTATCAGTGTAAGATAACCTATTGCCTGTTTTCTTTAATACTTGCTTTCCTTCAGCCAAGTCTACAAGCCCACTATATGGAGACATTCCTGTCTCATATGGAATCTTAACTTGTACACTTTCAAAAGGTTTGCTGTAGCGAGTTTTCATAACCTTACATGCGGCACGGATACCTTTAACTTCACTAATCTTATTGCCTTCCTCATCTTCTTTAAGTTTGAGTTTGCGCATTGCAACAACAATACTACTAGCATAGATAAAGCCTTGGCCGCCACTAATTTTATCATCTGGATCAAACATATCCTGACTTGCATAAGTGTGGTTAGTTGCTACTAGGCCTACGTTATAGTCACCAAACATGTTTACACAGTTACGAACAAGTGCTGTAAGTGCTTTAGGCTTACGACCCAAGTCACCTTTTAAGTCACCTTTTTCAAACTGATTGATGTCTGTTGGTGTTAACATCATTCCTAAACTGTCAATCACAAACAGTACTTTAGGACGATCTGTTTCGTCTTTATCAGCATATTGTGACTTATAGTCTTTCATAAATTCATTGATAAGTTTTGCAACGTCATCAATCATTGCTACGTTTAGTTTAAGCAATTTGTCTTCTGCTGTATCAACATCTAATGCATGTAACCATTTCTCGTCTAATGCATTTTCTGTATCAATTAGCACTGTAAAGATACCTTGCTTTTGTGCTTCACGCACCAAATTACCAGCACAGATAAAACTTTTACCTGCACCACTTTCACCTGCAAATACTGATACTTTGCCTAGTGGAACGCCACCATCAAATCTACCACTTACAAGTTTGTTTAGTGTATAATTACCTGTCGAGATCCATGTGTCAGGGTCTCTAAATCCAGTACTAAGTCCAGGCACACTCTTAGTAATACTTTTGCGAAATTTCGCAATATCAAACGGTCTAGCCATTATAATCTCCTAATAGAAAAGTGATGGGGCGACTAGTTGCCGCCCCTAGCAGTAGTTAAGGATTATGCACGTGAGCGAATTGCCGCCAAGATGTCTTGTGCACTTGGCTTTTCACCTTCAGCCGCTACTGGAGCAGGTGTTGGTGTTGGTGCCGCTTCTGCTACTGGAGCAGGTGCCGCTTCTGGAGCAGGTGTTGGTGTTGGCGTTGGTGCCGCTTCTGCTACTGGAGCAGGTGCCGCTACTGGCGCACTACCATTATTTGGTGCACTATTTGATGTATCAATTTGTACGCCTGCTGGGCGATAAAAATTACCCCAACGTACTGGATCATACATCTTGCCATCAACACTAGCTTCAAACATTTCAGCAATTACTGCCAATTCTGCTTCGCTTGGTTGTTTAGGAAGATAATCATTTAAGTTATACAACCCATGTGTTTCAAGTGCTGTTCGCTCTTCAGTATTCAGTGAACGCTCTCTGCGAGCCCATGTACTTGTACTGTAGTCAGCGTATTGACCTTTTGTTGTTTTAGTAAGACGGAAGTCTGTACCACCTTCATAATCTGTAGGTAGTTCTTCAAAATCACTGCTCATTAGAGCACCTTTAATAATATTGAAGATACTTGGATTAATTACAAATCTACGAATTGGATTTTCTGGTGCCTCTTCATCTAAAGAGTTTTCAGTTACAAAACCTTGGAATACGTATGAACGTTTCTTCCAATACTTACGACCCATATCTTCTAATGCTGGATCTTTAAACCACTGTCGTACTTCTGATAGTACTGGACAACTGCCTACTGCTCCCCACATTTCGTTACATGGTACATTTACTGTCACTCGACGACTATCTGGTTGTCCTTCAATACCTTGAAACTCCAAACGAATCATCTGACGTTCACGCCAGAAGAATGTGTTACTCGTATCTCCATCTGGAAGGAAACGAATTACACTTGTTGAATTTTCTGCGATATTCCAAAACGGATAGATTGCGTTATCGCCGCCTCCGCTTGATTGATTAGACCCTTTTGTGTCTTGTGCCTGTAGTTTTGCTCTGATTTCTGCCAATGATGCCATAGTTATTCTCCTATATTTTGCCTATGTGTGTTGCGTATTGCAACTTTTGCCTAAGTTTGCCTAAAGTGACAATGTACTTATTATCACTATTATATGTTACCTGCAGGTGTTTGTCAACAGTTTTTTTAAAAAATTTTGTTAATATCGTAACCTTCGAGTACGTTAACGATATCATCTTCCCATTGAGTATTTTCTGCATGTAATTGTGTCTCACTGCTACTTGGTTGTAACTTAGGCATCAACGAAGCAAGTGCTTTTGCTGATTTACCCAGTATAGCATCATTATTGACGCTGTCAACCAATTTACTTGCTTCTGCAAGACAGTTTGACATTGTGCTTTCGCTCTCATCAAGAACGTTAGCAATATACTCCATCACTGCACCTAATTGTGCTCGTGCTGAAGAATCTTCAAATGCATGGTTCATTGGGTTTTCTGGATCACCAACAATATCAGTGCCCTCTTTAACCCAAACTGTTTTACCAGCATTTTCAACAACACTTACAAGGTTGTTGATTGTTTCCTCTACTTTTGTATTGTGTTCACGTACTGCTTGCATTTCTCTTACAAGTGACTGAACATAAGGCAGTGCGCCTTCTACATTTTCATCAAAGTGATGTACTGTAAATTTTGTTTTAATATCATCTAGTCCATTTTCGTCCAATTGCTCATCTTTGGCTTCAAATGCTTCGATCATTGACGCATATGTTCTTGCGCCCTTCATACGATTTAGTGTTTCACGTATACTGTTAATACGTCCAATAACTGCTTCTACAATATCTGCTGTATCTTCGTTAACAAGTCCATTCTTTTCACTATAACGTCTAAACTCTTTAAGTTTCTTTAATTCTGAACATTGTTCTGCAATATGTTTACCGAAGTCATCATGTGGATTACCACCAGCTTGTACGTGACGTAGCATAGCTCTACCGCCTGCTAAGTTGTTACTTGGAAACTTGTAACGTTCGCCTTCGCTGTTTTCAATGTAGATAGCTTGAATATTTCTACTACGTGATCCACGTTGTTCTTCATTCACTGCTTTATTATGTTTGATAACAAGTCTAGCACTTTCTAATTTTTGGTAGCTACTTTTGCTACTTCCGTATGCGGCTCCGATGCCTTCATTTACTGTATCTTGATTCATGTCTTTTACCTTTTGAGCTTGGTAGTCAAAGTCTTTTGGCTCTATCGACTTAGTATAGTTTTTTAGTGTATATTCTATGATACTACGATTTGCTAAATTTTTAATCTGGGTTAGCGTTTCTTTAATTGATCTATGATCAACATTTGAGCCTAAACTAACTTTAATTTTACGAGTATTTTCTGTCTCATCCAAACTAACCATTGTGCCGTTGTCAGTAATATAAAAACGACGACCTTTAGACGGGTCTACAGTATCAGCACCCTCGTCTGTATATAGTTTTAAATTGTGACCGTTGCCTTTGAGTATCTTAAAAATCTTTTCTGCAACTAATTCTGAACTCAACATATCTCTTATATCTCTCTATTATATAGTATTTATACCAAAAACGTGAAAGGCATTGGGGCTAAATCTTCCTCATCGCTGAAACTATCCTTTAGTTCATCGTATGTACTTTCATCATATTGTGCTACCTGCTGTGCAACTCGCACTACTAAAAGTGCTGCCATTACCAAGTCATCTGTTTCGCCATCTTTTGCGGCATAACTGGCGCCACGAGCAATAAATGTTTTTGTTTCACGCAATAGTGTACTACTAGCGATCTCCATTTTATCAACTTCGATCCAGTTTTTAAATTTACTACAAGCAGCAAGTTTACTTTTATTTGTAGTTGTAAACCCTTTTCTATAACTTCTATTTGAACCAGATTTGCGTGGTTCGCTAATAAATGTTCCAGGTATATTCTCTTCGCCCATTTCGTTTATTACTACTAGTGCGGCTTCGCCTAGTGTATTGTTTTCAACACTCCAGTATATTTCGCTTTCTGGTGCCTCTGATTGCACATCAGTTAATATTCCACGTAGTATACGTATTTGCTCTTGTACTGATGTTTTGTTGTGCATCCACTCTGCTACTTGACGCATACCTGGCAGTTCATATACTTGTATAGCAGCATTGTCTCCGCCTGTTCCAAGACTTGGATCCAGTCCTGCAATATAAGTTTTTCCATTTTGCACAGGTCTATACCAACGTACTTGCCCTGTCTTTTTGTAAACATCTTTATGTTCTAATAGTGTTAGTTTTAAGCTATCAATAAGTGTTTCGTCAAATGCAATGAACTCGTTTAGGTGTTCACGACGGAAACGTTCTTCGCCAATCTTGCCTTGTTCTTCGTCTGCCCAGGCCTGGTCTCTATCTGGATGAAATGTCCAATCAGCACTGTATGCTTTAAATCCATTTTTGCCTGTTTCTTTTTCGTTACCAAACTCATCTGTAGTCTTTAATGCTTCACGCCAAATCTGTGCAAACTGGTCATCGTCTTGGTTGGGCGTACTTGTAATAATACATTTACCGCCTGTACTAAGTGTTGGTGATAATGCTGTCCAGAATTCACGAGCAATAGTAGGACGCACAAATGCAAATTCGTCTAAGTATGCTAACGATATACTTAAACCACGTCCGGTGTTCTCTGTTGTAGCCTGTGCGACAATGCGGCTACCGTTGTCAAATTCTAACGATCCTTTGTTATATGCAGTAACACCAGCCCGAATAAAGTTTGGCAGTAATTCGTAAGCAAAACGGATACGTTGCATGATCTCTTGTGCACCACTATATTTGTGTGCCGCAATAAGAATAGTCTGGTCAGGTATAAACATACTATACCACAACAGATATGCCGCCGCCGCAGTTGACTTACCCATCTGTCTACTAATAAGTGCAATACTATATTTGTGATTATGGTAGCTGTCTAACAAACCACGCTGATAATCAAAAAGATCAAACTTTAAGCGTCCTTTGGTAGGATGTTGAATCCAGCAATACTCTGTAATAAAGTGTTGCGGATCCATAGTACACCGAGCAAGCTCTTGTAGTTGTTCTGTTGTGTACTTTTCTCTTTGGTATGGGGTTTTGGTTAGTTTTGTATCTACTGACATATTAATACTTATGCTGGCTGAAAAAAGGGAGACCACATTTTACGTTTGTGGCCTCCCAATGTGTAAACCTTAAGCCTGTAATTAAGGGTTATATATTACATACCTGCTAGTTTGCGCAAGTAATCTAATTCTTTGTCAGATGTAGCTGCTTCTTCCATGCCACCATTCATATCATTGTGTCTACGGAAGTCTGCTACAAAATCTTCAATTTGATCGCCACTTAAATAACGAACTAATTCTGCAAATACTGGATGATCTGTATCACATCCTAGCTCATCGCATAAATCATAAATTGGTTCTGCAGAGTCACCAACTGCTTCGTTGGTTTTGGCTCTAGCTTTAGCTCTTTCTTCAGCCGCACATTCATCACATGTATCAATTTCACCATCAGTTTCGTCTTTCATGTATTCACAATCAGAACAACCTTTGGTTCCTTCGTTTAAATATTCAGTAAATCTTTTCATTGTTCTAATCCTGCTAATTTTTTCATATACTCGATAGCTTCACCAAATCCACTATCACGACCAATGCGACTTTCTAAGTCACGTGCTACTTGATCTCTAACATCAGTATCATCAGCTTCTGCAAAATCGCTGTTATCATCTGACAAGTTCATTAAGTCTGACATGGCCGCATCAATAGCACGCTCTGGGCTATCAAATTCACCTGCTTCGTGTCTCTTAACAATATCGTCTACAATCTCAGCAACTTCAGCATTGCCTTCATCAGTAAACATACCATAATCACGTTCACTAGCATACTCGCCACGTGATGGATTGTAGTCTGGTGCACCTGCTTCTTGCGTCACTGATTGTGGTTCAGCACTTTCAGGAACATCTAAATGGCCTGTTGTACCATAGTGTCCTTCTTCAAGTGATTTATAAGCATTTGATAATGCTTCTCTAATATCTTTTAGCCATGCAACATCACCCTTGATATCACTAATTGCTTTTTCTAATAATCCACCTTCTCTGAAAACCTTTTCCAGATTATTAATCTGGGCCATTGATCTCATAAATGTATTATCTATTTTTGAATGTTCCATGTTATAGTCCTGCGTTTCTTCTAAGAACTGCCAGTTCTGCATCTTCACTATCGTCTAGTTTGTGTGCAGTATCTTTTTTCATTGTAGTTTTGTGTGTTTTACCACCAAATTCAAACTCTGACTTATTAGCTCTTGCCGCCGCAGCTGCTGCTTGATTAAATGCATTT